GATATGGCTACACTATTTGCAGCTTGTGTTGAGATAGTTCCTAGTCCTAAAGAAGTTCTAGCAGTACCACCATTTTCAGCTACCCATGTTGAACCACTACCAACTATAAAGTTACCATCTGTATTTGCTAGACTACCAATTGCTGTAAGGTTTGCATTAGAAGCACCTTTAGCATCTAGTTGTGTTTGAATATTTGAACTAACACCATTTAGATGACCAAACTCTGTATTAGAGATTGTGCCATCATGTATTTTAGTTGCATCAATTGCAGCAGAAGCATTTATGTCTGCATTAACAATTGCACCATCTGTAATTTTTGCAGAAGTAATTTGTGAGTCTGCAATCTTAGCAGTTGTGATTTGGCTATCAGCTATGTGTGCAGTATCAATACTACCATCAACATAATGCTCTGAGTTAATACTATCGTCAGCTATCTTTGTGCCATCAACTGAGTCAGCAGCTAGTTTAGCAAGGGTTACATTACCATCAGTAATTTTAGCTGTTGTAATTTGTGCATCAGCAATATGAGCTGTGTCTATTGAACCATCTACATAGTGTTCTGAGTCTATACTGTCATCTGCAATTTTAGTTCCATTTACAGAATCTGCTGCAAGTTTAGCAAGTGTAACTGAACCATCAGCAAGAGTTGCCGTTACAACTATGCCCTCTGGTATAGATGAATTTGTTTTTGATAAAGCACCAACATAAACATTTGTAATTGCTTCATTAGCAAGTGAGCCACTATCCCAAGTAACATTGACTGTTGTGTTTGTAGAAAATGATGAGCTTGAGATTGTTCCAAAAATTGTACCAGGTGTTGATGCTGTTAATTTAATTCTTCTTCCAGCATGATAAACAGAAGTTACATTTGCACCAGCGATTGTAAAAGAAGTAGCTGAAGCATAAGCAGCAGTAAAAGCACCACTACCATCACCATATTCAATCCATTGTGCATCATTAAACCAATCTCTAGTATTCTTCATTAATGCTCTAATAGCATTATTAAGATTACTAGGTAGCATACCCTCATTAACATCAATAGAGTTTAATGTAGTGTTACTTGCCTGTGTAGTTGAATAATCTTTAATGTTTGTTGTCATGTTGCTCCTAATTCATAAACCAACTAAATGCTTTATCGCTTTCAGTATTGTTTTTATTAATTAATGTATTTACAGCTTCTTCTACTTGTCTTTGAAAAAGCTCTTGTGCTTCAAAAGAATATCTAATGTTATCTATATTAATTTTATCTGACATTATCTTGATCCACCTTGACTTGCTGTTAAGTCAATTCCTTGTGCATTTGTCCAAATACTTTCTGCTGGTATTTTTACATTTGCTCTAAAATATCTACCACTTTGTCTAACTGGTGCTATTCCTGAAGTATTCATTGTACTTGATGATGAGCTTGTAACTGTGTCTGCAAGTTTATCTCTAGTCTTAATAACTACATTAGAAGAAGCATCTACTAATGGTCTTATACCAGTTACATTTGCTCTAAGTCCTGGAAACAACTCTTGTTCTTTTGTTTCAAGTTCAGCTTCTAAAGTTTTTCCAGAAAATATAGCTGCTTTAAAATTTTCATCTATAGCACCTAAATATAAATGCCCTGTTGTCCAAAATGCTGTGTCTAATGAAATATTAATATCATCTAAGTTTTCAGAAATAATATCCATCAACTCAACTGTGTTTGCTACTACGAATTGTTTAAAGATTTGTGATGCTTTAACTTTAGCAACTGACCACTTTTGAGTTACATAATTGTATATCAGGAGTTTATCACAAACTCCAGTAGTATTTGGATTATCTTTACTTGGATATAACCAAATTGCTAAAGTATTAAATGGATCTACTGCTGCTGTAATTCTATCTGTGTATGCTTTGTTTAAATCACTATCAAAAAATCTATTTACTTTTTCAGCTCCTATCGGCAAAATTTGGTCGCCATTGATTTGAAAAAATCCATCTGATGCGTAAAAGAAAACTTGTCTATTGTCTTGGCAAACTGTTTGTCCATAAACAGCTCCTCTATTCGGTGATATAACTGAAAATCTAAATACGACTGAACCACCAACAAAGTCCATACGAATTATTTGATCTTCTCTAAAAACGTAACCAACTTCACCAGAAGTTATTGCAACTACTTGACCACCAGAACCTGGTAAATCTTGAGTATCTGATGATTTTAAACCTGCGTCCCAAACTGCAATATCATTTAATCCTGACCAAGCTACTCTGTTTTTAGCACCAACTATATTACCAGTTACTAAAAAATCTCTAACTACACCTGATGTTTTAAAAATTGGAGGATCTTCACCTGTAGCAATTGTTGATAAATTTTGAAAAACTGTTGAAGTTCCCATTAAATAATATTGAGGTGCATCAACTCCATTACTAGCAATCACATATTGTCCAAACTGTGTAAATGTAACATAATCAATATCCGTTCCTGTTAAGGGAATTCCACCATAAAAATTAGTAGTCGTTAATCTTGTGGTGTCAGATGATACGTTAGTTAAATTTTCATTTCCAATTGTTGCTCTTGTAACAGTAACAACTGCATTTGAAACTGTTGCTGTAAAATCAGCATGACCATCAATAGTATTTTTTAAATTTGTAGCAGTCGTATTATTATCAGTTTGTACTTGAAACTGATTAGTAGATGGACTTCCAGTAGTTGATGTAAAAACAACTGTTGTACCATCATTTTTTTTTAAAGTTATAGTTTTACTAGCACCTATATTTGCATAATCAGAAACTGTAATTGTGCAAGTTGCTTTAGCTGTAGATAACACAACATTTCTTGCACCAACTTCAGTAAAAGTACCAGATGTTAATTTATAAATAGTTTCTTTAGTAGCAACAAAAGTAAATACTGTATTTGTATTATCTCTAAAACTACCTGCACCTTTAGCATTTTTTGTTACGTTAGATGCACCACTATAAGCAACCAATCCTTTTACTGGTTTGTAACTTGCTTGTGCATGATAAACATTAGTTGCTACAGTTGCACCTGGATTTAAATGATCTGGTTGGTCTGGCAACCATTCGCCAAAAGGTATTTGCATAATATTCTAAGTATTTGTTGTTGAATAATTATTAGAGAAAGCACTTCTTACTGTATCTTCTGATCTTACTTGTAAAGGAGAGCCACTAAATTGATCTTCTCTATCGTTTTGTTCAAGTCTTTCCATAGCAGTTGCAAACATGGATTGCCAAGTTTGTACTTGTTGTGGATTAATACCACCTAAAAAATTTGCTGCATGAAATAAAGAACCATACAAATAAATTGCAGGGTGTGTTGTTAAAATATAATTTGTTGTATTTGTGTTTGAAAGTGCATCAAAGGCTTTATAATAATTTATAAAAGCTGTGTAAGATGAATCAGGTTTTGGAGAAAATCTAAATGTATCTCCTAAAATTGTATAACTAGATGGAAGTCCAGTTGTTGATGTCCCTTTTATTTGATCCATTTGTGAGGGTGTCATGTATCTTAATGGACATTTAGTATTACCACTTAAAATATATAAATCTCTTACTTGTAAAAAACCAGTTGGTAAAGCCTCTGTTTCTGTATCAACAGTAAAACTTGTTTGAGCTATCATTTTTCTAACTCTTAATTTTGAGTTAAAATCAGCTTCTGTTAATTTAATAAAATCATCTGCTATTTCATCTGTTAAATCTGATCTGTTTAGCCAGTTTGCTATAGATGCTTTTAAAGTTGTATAATTTGTAAGTGCCATTAAAATCTTCCTGATGCTGTTCTGAAGTATCTGTAATCAGAACTATTTAATTTTTCTCTTAATATTTTTTGCTGAATGTCTTTTGGTAATTCAAACCAATTACCTTTGTTTTGATCTTTGTGATATTCTTTTGTCCAAATCTCAAGAATGATTGTGGGAATAGTTGCTACTCTTTTTAATCCTTTATCAGGACTATAACCATCATTTTGTGTATATAATCTTTTATTGTTTTCTAAGATTGGTGATACATCTAATGATCGTTTTTGAACAACACCATCATTACCATTATCTAAATATGTTTCGGTAATATTTTTATTTGTTTCTTCACTAATCTTTTTCATTAACGACCTTGACCTAAATATCTGTTTTGGTTTTTTTGTCTGCGTTCACTTTTTGATTGAGATTTTTTATGAACACCTCTACGTTTAGGAGGTTTATCTCTTGGAACAAAATGGACAAACTTTTGTTTAGCCACTAAGCACCCATTTCAGTTACAAACAAATCTCCACTTGTACTTGTGTTTCTGATTGCAGCTATTTTTTCACCAGGAGAAACTTTAATAACTTCATAATCTCCAGCATGAAGATAAGCATCACTTGTTGTAGCAGTTGGAGAACCACCGATTGCATAATGACAACTATGGGTTGTTTGAGTTCCAAAAGCATTAGAACAAGGCACAGATGAAGCTGTGAATGAAACTTTTTGTGTAGTTCCTGGTCTTAAAGCATAATTGTATGACATTAATATTTTCCTTTCATACTTTTCATTTTTTTACTTTTTTTCTTTTTAGATTTTGTTTTTTTCTTCATTGGTTTTTTTCCGTACATATTTTCTCCTTAAATTAATATTGGTATTTGTGGGGAAGTATCGCTAGACAAGATCCCCACAAATTTTGTAATTATCTTCTAATAACAAAAGTTATTTCCATTTTAGAAGCATTTGTTGAACCACCATTAGTGATACATTCAATTGTTCCATCTTCCTCTACTCTGTTAAGAGCAGTAGGTTCAGCAGTTGCTACTCTACCAGCAGAACCTGAAGCCGTATGGCTAATTCCACCACCAGTTACTGCAACACCACCTATTTCAAAAGAGATAGCTGCTGTTCCTGTAGTAGTTGCTTTGTTGTGTGTAATAATTTTAATTATTCTTCCACCATCTGGTACACATACAAATGTAGATGATGCTGTTGATACATCTGGAATTGCAGATGTAATAAAATAATCGTTAAGTGTTCTCATGTTATTTTCCTTTTTGATTGCTTCGTTCCGTCATTGACTTCAAAGACCAAACAAATTGTTGATTTAGTATTGATGGGGGATTGCTCCCCCACCAAATTAATTATTATGATGTAGTTAGATCAAATACTGCACCACTTGCTTTTTCGTTTTTAGAAACAAGTGTGTACTCAGCGATCATAGCTTTTTTCTCAGCATCACCAGTTTTTGCAAGATCCATAAGTTGGAAATCTCTTAAAAAGGCAACACACCACATATCAGGTTGTAGTACAAAACAATCTCTTGATCTTGAGAATCTGTTAGGTACAACTGTTAAAGCTCCGAAATCACTTTCGTAAATGTCCACAGCATTAACAAGTCTTTTGTCCTCTGCTGAAGTCATTTTAGTTGAGCCACCAGTAAATCCTGATAGTTTTTGTTTGTTGAAAGAACCAACCATAATCATTGATGGATCTCCACCTTCGTCCCAACATTGTTTGATAACATTTTTTAGTTGAGCTTCAGTAAAGGCTCTTTGAGTTCCGTCAGTTCTTGCTGTACCAGGTACGTCTGCACTTGATACTTGACCATTAGCACCATCAGATGCTTTGTTAGTAGATGCTTGAATCCAAGAAGTTAAGCCAGATAATTTTCTAGCTGTTCCTGTTGCACCAGCAGTTCCTGTTTGGTTTAAACATAGAGTAGTTTCCATATCTCTTTTAAGTTCTTTTGAACTTTTAGAAATTTGGTAAGCTAATTCATTGTTTCTACCAGCTTTATTTACTGCATCTTGAGTACCAGAAACCACAACAGCTTTTCTTGAAATCTGTGTATGGTTATTGATTCTTGCAGTTGGTGAAACAGCTCCAAAGCTAATTTCATCACCCTCAATGTGGTGATTGTTACTTGCTGCTGCTGCTAAAGCATCAGTTTGCCACTCATGTAAAACACCAGAGGCTTTTTCTTTTCCAATTGATGACATAAAAGGAGTATCTGTCGGAGAGATATTATAGATAATATCTGACAAATCTTCTCTATCACCAATGGCTTGATACGTTTGAAACGTATTACTTACTATTGCCATAGTTTTTTCCTTATTGTTGAGGTTATTTGTTAGTTATCATATCTAAAAAGACATCTTGAGCAGCTTTCATACTGCCAGATTTTTTTAGACGACTAAACTTTTCTTTCCTCAATTTTAAGTTAGTTTCATTCTTGCCTTGTTTGACTCCAGAAGAAAAAACTTTGCCAGGTTTAGATATTTTTTTTGCTAAATTCGGTTTTGAATTTTGCAAATTTCTATACTTCATAGCATCATTAACCAACATAACTATTCTATGATCGTACACTTGTGCAACTTCTTGATCGTTAAATCCATAATTGTTAAGTGTGCTTTTCATACTAGCTTTTAAACTTGATGCTTTTACAGGATCAGTAAATTCTGGCATTTTCTTTTCCAGTAATTCCTTTTGTTCTTGCAAAAAAGTATCAAATTGAACTTTTTGTTCAGATTGTGTTTTGGCTTTAGCAAGATCAAGTCTTTCTTGTTTCTTTCTAAGCCTATGTTCAACCCTCATAGCTTCTGTTGGATCATCTTCGTACAATTGTTCTAAATCAACAGAATTTTTTTCTGCGTTTAGTTCTTTTTGAGCCATAGACATTAATTCATTAACTTGATTGAGTTTTTGAGAATAATTTAGTCTTTGCTTTTCAGACTCAGATTGAAATTGCTTTCTTTGATTAGAAAGTTCTTCAGTCTTTTGTCTATAGTCAGCATCTCTTGAGTAACCATTTCTCAACTCATCAAGGGTAACTTCTAATTCTTGACCTGCAACTTTTACCTTGTAGGTGGAATCTTCTAGTTTCTCTTGAGTATCAATTTGTTCTTCGTCTTGAGATACATCTTCGGAAGTTTCTTCTTCAGTTTCGTCTTGCGACTCTGCCTCTGTTTCTTCTTCCTTTATTTCCTGTTCCTGTGGTTGATCGGTTTCCGATTCCTCATTTTGTGGTTCAGGAGAATTCTGTTTATTTTCTTCAGGCTCTTGTGCCTTTGTTTCTTTTTTAGGTTCTAATAAACCATTGATTGCTCTTTGTGCTTTTTGCACATCAGTTTCAGATCCTTGTAATGGGTTGCCTTGATTGTCTGACATATATTTTCCTTTTAAGTTAAGCTCCTCTTATGAGGTTGGCTTATCCTAACTTTTTTTGTTAGAATTTTTTATTTTTTATTTGGTTTCTAAAATCTTCTAATTGTTTTGATGCAAGTTTTCCTGTATCAATCATTTCAATTAAATTTTGTTCTACCTTGCCTACCATTTGATATGCTAACCAAAGTTTTTCTCTAGTTTCATTTTCGTTAGCACCAGTATTTAATAAACTGTTTGTATAAAGTTCTCTTAATTTGTTAAAAGATTCTTTTAATAATGGATTGTCAAAAAGTTGTTTAGCTTTGTTCGCTTGGCTCAATTCTTGGTTGAGCTTGTCCTGTTCCTGGTTGTTCATCAGTTTTATCTATCTGTTGTGATAATTTGTTTGCTGATTTTTCTGCTTCAAAAAATGCTTTACCTCTGTTTGCAACAATAACTTTATCAAGTTCTGCTTCAGCTTTTAGTTTAGCACTATCTATTTGAGTAGTATATTTTAGCTCCATCTCTTTGATCTTAGTTTCAAAATCCAAAACATTAGCAGCATTATTGCTTTTAAGTTTTTTCATTTCTAATTCTAACTCTGCAACTTTTCGTTTTTCTTCAGATGCAATTCTAGTAAATTCTATTTTCTCAATAGGAGTTGGTCTTGGTTCAGGTTTAGGTTGAACTAAATCTTTACCTTGATCTGGATTGACAAAGTAATTTTCAACATTTTTCAGTCCTGCATTTTCAACAATCTTAGTTAAACTGTTGTAAATATTTTTAAGACTAACCATTGGGAACTCTTGACCACCTTGCAATTGAAATGCTTGTAGTTGTCTTTCTAAAATATTATTTAAGATAACAATTTGTTGATCTTTTGAACCAGCACCTAATCCAACTGTTATAGAAATATTATATCTATTTTTCCATTCAGTAGGTTTAACTGGTACGAATTGATTATTTAATTCTACAATTCTTTCTTTGTCTTGGTACTTACAAGTAAGTTCAAATATTCTTCTAAATAAATCTTTAATTCCTGTTTCAGCAAATACTCTTGCAACCAATTCCATTCTCATTTGAGATTGGCTCATTAAAGTATTTACACCTGTTGCAGTTTTATTTAATGCTTGTGCATCAAGTCCTTGAGAATATCTAGTAACACCAGTTCTAGTTTCTCTAACAGTATCTAAGTATTCTAATAATGGAAATGCTTGTTGCGAAATCGTTTGTGATTGCATTGGCATCATTACTTGTTGAGGTGGTTGTTTTGTTCTTACAATTCCACCAGGTCTTGAAGTAAGTAGGTCGTCCAAGTTCACCATGCCGTCCATAATC